ATTCAACGCCGTCGAGATCGAGCAACTCGAGCAGGACAAGCGGCGGGCGACGGTGAAGTCGGTCGTCGCGAACCTCGCCACTGCCGCGAACGCGCAGCAACCGAACACGGCCGCGCCGCCGGTCGACGCCGGCGAGTAGCTGTGGCTGCTGTCAGCGCCCAGGATCGCAAGCTGCTACTGGGCGAGTTGAACTCGTTCGCGTCCCACGACCTGGCAAAGCTGTGGAAGCTGGCCGACCAGCTGTCGAGCCGCGAGTTCGCCCGGTTCATCATCGACGCGTTCCCCGAGGTCGCTGACCAGTACGCGGCGACCGCGTCGACGCTCGCCGCCGATTGGTACGAGCAGTCGGCGCCGGACTCGACGTACCGGGCGACCGAGGCCCAGCTGAAACCGACTCAGGCGCTGGAGTCCTCGGCTCAGTGGGCGTTGAACACGACGACCGGAAGCGACGCGCTGGCGCTGCTGACGGGGACGCTGCAGCGCGCGGTGCTCGACGGCGCGCGGGGCACGACGATCTACAACGTCGGTCGCGAGGCCGGCGCGCGGTGGGCGCGTCACGCCAGCGCGAATGCGTGCGCGTTCTGCAGGGTCCTGGCAACTCGTGGCGGCGTGTATGGGTCACGGGAGTCCGCGATGAAGGCCCACGACCACTGCCATTGTCTGGCCGTCGAAGTACGGCCGGGGCAGAGCTACGAACCGGCCCCTTATGTCGAGGGGTGGGAACGCGACTACGTGACGGCGCGCCGGGCCGCCGGTAGCGGCGATCTGAAGAGCATCGTCGCGGCGATGGAAAAGGCTTCCCAGAGCTGATCTGGGCTGGCGCGACGGTCTGCGCTGAAGTGACCGGATGCCGACGGGCTTACGGAGGAAACACCATGGCAGCGATGCCGATTCATCCCATAACGGGGCTGTCCGCGATCGGGTTCACACGCCGAGGACCGATCTGGCCGGTGATGGGAGGCGCTCCCGACGATGGGGGCAACGACGGCGGAAACGGCGGCTCCGACAACGGTGGAGCTGGCGGAAGCGGTGGCGACGGCGGGGACGACAAGAAGTTCACGCAGGCCGACATCGACAGGATCGTGCAGTCCAGGCTCGGGCAGGAGCGCAACCAGGTTGCTCAAAAGTACGGCAATCTCGATGAACTTCTCACGGCGAAGGGCGAACTCGATCAGATCAAGAACAAGGACAAGCCGGAAGTTGACCAGCTTCGCTCGCAACTGACCGCGGCAACCACCCGCGCCGATCAGGCCGAATCACGAGCCACAAGCTCCGACGTCGAGCTGCTGAAGTTTCGAGTCGCGGCCGGCGTCGAGGGATTCCCGATTGGCGCGGTGTCGCGGCTGCAGGGCACCACCGAGGATGAGATCAAGGCCGACGCAGAGAAGTTCCTCGCCGACTTCGGGGGAGTGAACAACCAGAAGCAGGGTCCGCGGCCGCCGAAACCGAATCCGCAGCAGGGCAATTCGTCCGGCGATGGTGACGGCGACAAGTCGGTGTCTGCGGGTGCCGATCTGTACGCGCGGATGCATCCGAAGAAGTCCACCACAACCCAGTAACAACGTGCAGGTGATCACCTGCCGAGTCTCGTGAAAGGAGACACCCATGGACCTCAGTCTGAGGACCGAAACCATCGGGGCAGGTGACCAGTCCTGGCTCGGATCGTCCCACGGCACCGACGCGTGCCGCACGGTGACGATCAACCGGTCGGCGCTCACGAAGGGCACCCACTACCCGGATAACCGGCTCAAGTCGGGTATGCCGCTGGCGCTCGTGTCGGGCAAGTACGTCCCGTACAACGCAGGCGGCTCCGGCGGCACGGAGATCCTCGCAGGGTTCCTGTTCACCGACCAGTCGGTGCGCGACACCGGTGGCGACATCGTCGCCCCGCTGCTCGACCATGGCCGCGTCAAGCTGGCCAAGCTCCCGTTCACGGTCACCGCCTCGGCGACGACCACCGGCCAGTTCATCTGGGTCTGAGAGGAGATCGACCATGACACTGTGGACAGATGTCATCGACCCCGCCACCCTCACCGGGTACGTGCGCCAGTCGATGGCCGACTACGAAGCATCCAAAGGATCGCTGTCGGTATTCCTCCCGAACCGGACGGTCCCGGACATCGTCGCGAGGTTCGTCGCCGGACAGTCGGGACTCCTCGACGCCGCGGAGTACCGGGCCTACGACACCGAGGTGTCGATCGGCGGGCCACCGGATGCGAAGCGCATCACGCTCGAGCTGCCGCCCCTGGGCCGCAAGATCCGGGTGTCGGAGTACGACCAGCTGCGTTCACGCAACGTCGATTCCGACGAGCTGGTACTCAACTCGATCCTGCGGGTCGCCGCGACCGTCGGCCGGGCGATCTCCGACCGCATCGAGGTCGCTCGCGGCGGTGTCATCGACACTGGTATCGCGACGATCAACGAGAACGGGTTCATCGCTTCAGCCGACTTCTCCCGCGACGCGTCGCTGACCGTCACCGCGGCCACCCTGTGGTCGGTGTCGGCGACCGCGACGCCGCTCACCAACTTCCGCACCTGGTCGGACGTCATGGTGAACCTCAACGGCGAGAAGCCGGGTGCTGCGCTCATGTCGACGCGCGCGTTCAACGCCATGTGCACGTGCGCGGAGTTCCGGGCGCTTGCGGCCACCGCCGCCGGCACCCCGAACATCGTGACCCGCGAGTACGTGCAGCAGGTGCTGTCCGCGTTTGGCCTGCCTCCGGTCATCGTGTTCGACCGCAAGGTCAAGGTGGCTGGCGCTGTGCAGCGAGTCATCCCCGACAACAAGGTGTACCTGCTGCCCGCACCGGTCGACCCCAACGACGCCGAGGGCACCGACCTCGGCGGCACCTGGTGGGGCCAGACGCTCGAGTCGATGGAGCCCGACTACGGTGTCGCCGCAGTCGATCAGCCGGGTGTCGTCGTCGGTGCGTACAAGACGCAGGACCCGATCGGCGTGTGGGTACACGGCGCCGCGATCGGCCTGCCCGTCCTCGCCAACGCGAATCTGTCGCTCGCCGCGACGGTTCTCTGACAGGAGGAGTGACATGGCGAAGATTCGCGAGGACCTCGACGGCGTCGTCTGGGTGGACGTCGACGGCACACCAGTGAAACTGGCTGCCGGAGATCCGGTCCCGGACGGCATCGTCGTTGGCGCGCACGTGCTGGCCGAAGACGAGACCGAAGACGAGAACGGCGTCGAGGTGCCGGAAGGCGACCCCAACGAGTCATGGAAGGTCGATGAGCTCAAGGCCTACGCCGCCGAGCGCAGCATCGACCTCGGCGACGCGACGAGGAAGGCCGACATCCTCGCGGCCATCGAGTTGGCAGGCGAAGCCTGATGGCCGAGCCGCTCGCAACGACCAATGACCTCACCGCGCACGGCGTCGACGCCGGCGACTCGGAGGATGGACTGTTGCGAGCGGCCTCAGCCATCGTCCGTGCTGAGTTCCCAGGCATCGACGAGCGGATCGCTGACGAACACGATCCACTCGACGTCGATCTTGTTGCGTTCGTCGTGGTATCGATGATCGCCCGGCGGCTGCGATCACCGGCCGACGAGAAGACGCAGCTATCCAGGACCGCGGGCCCCTATACGGATTCCGCGACTTTCCAAACGTCCGGCGGGCTGTATCTGACGAAGCGGGAACGGCGCTGGCTTCGTCTTGGTGGGGTCATCCGCGGTGCATTCTCGGTGGCGCTCGATGCCTGAGTTTCCGTTGGCGCACACCGTCGGCCACCGGGAATACCTTGCCAGTGCTACGGAAGATGCTCACGGAAACCCGATCGCAACGTGGGCGCCGCCCGTGACCCGCAGGGTCTATGGGTGGGGTGCACCAACAACATCGGAACCGAAGCTGGCCGGCTACACCCGTGAGGTGGTGGAGATCGAACTCCTGGTGCCACCGGGCTATTCGTCATCGCATCGAGATCGGGTGATCCTTGATTTCGACGAAGAGTCCTGGACTGAAGATGCTGGCATCCCGGAACACGAAGTGATCGGTGGGCCGGAAATGTACGACCACAACCCATTTGGCTGGAATCCGGGCGGGGTGGTCAATCTGCGAAAGGTGTCGGTGTGAAACTCCATGTCGTAACTGAGATTCGGCGGAACCCGGAAACTGATGCGCTCGACGAATCGGTTGAGGAGTGGGAGTCCGATCAGGTGTCCTTTCTCACCGAACCATCAGGCGCGCTGGTGATCTTCCGGTCACGAAGTGAGGTGTGGGCGGCCTACGCGCCAGGCTCATGGCTGAAGGTTCGGGAGTCGGTGCCCGCATGAGGATTGACTGGAACAGCAACGCGCTTTACGAGGTGAGGTCCGATCCGGCACTTGTGGCGGCGGAAAAGACTGA